AAAGTTTACTTGGTTCTCAGCTTGAGATACATTTCTTTGAACTGCATTCTGCTGACTAATACCATTAATAAGATTTGGAATTGACTGCGATATAACTGCCATTGTCTAACTCCTTGATGAACGTTTGTTGCCACGATTAGTAATGTAATTCATGTTATATTCATCTTTAAGAATATTAGCGTCCATTGCTCTTGTGTCAGCTTGTTCAAACTGTACGTGGGCTTCTTGTTCATCTATGTTTGCTAGTTTAACTAATTCACTTGCACCAATATATCGAGCTGCGAAACGTCTTGACGCTTTAACTACAATATATCTTCTTGCATATTCTGGAAGATGTTCAAATTGTTGTACTAAAACTTTGTCTATTTGTGGGTCTTGGGTAAATACATCTGTATGATTTTTTAAGTCATATAAAAAACCGTTACGAATAGTGTATTGATATAAATATTGATAAGGTCTAGACGCTTCTGCTTGTACACAGTTAGAGTCTAGAGGAACTTTATTGTCTGAGTCCCTTGCTTGTGTAACTTCAAATTCTCTATTAAAAAACCATCCTTGTGACTGAACACTCATAGAAGTTTCATCTAAAATATTCTTAGCGACAGCTACGTCTGTTCCAATATTTCCTGTAATAGAACTGACTGGGGCTTCCCCTATAAAACTTAGCATAGTATTAATTGCAATAAGTTCCGTTGTCGGTGTAATTTGTGTTGTCATGATTTTCCTTTTTTAAATTAAAGTAGGGGAGTCAGTCTCCCTCATCCCCTACTCCTATATAGTATAAATAAGCCTAATGAATATTAAGCGTCTTTAATTCCTACTGCACTTTCTGGTCTTAATACACCATGTCCCATAGCGTATTTAGCAACCATTAAAGTACCTTGTCTTCTAATGTCGTATTCCATTTCAGTAGCTAAATCCATTAACTTAACAGTTCCAACTGCTGATGGGTGACAAACTAAACCTTCGAAGTTAGTCAAGTTTACAGCTTGTGGGTTTGAACCACCTTGAGTAGCTGAACCTTGGTCAACACCTGAGTTTACGTTTGAAGCAACAAAGTGAGGAACAGCAATTAATCTGATACCTGCAATTTGTAATACCCTTCCTGAAGCTACACCACCGTTAGCACCACCACTGAAGTCAACATTGACTGCGTTTGTAGCGTTTGCTAATTTGTAGTACATTTCAGGTTTTAAGAAACAAACTCTACCGTCAGCCGGTACATATTTATTGTCTAACGTTTTCGCTGCATCGAACAATGAATCTATCATTGCGTTTGCAGACGTTGCCGCAGTTGCAGAAGCGATACCAGTATTTAGTAATACTGTACCTGCATCTCCACCAGTAACATTAGCAGTAGTCGTTAGAGCTGCTTGACCGATTGTTTGTAGAACGTGTTTATCTTTTTGGAAAGCTAATGCTCTTCCAATTTCTGTGCTGTACGAGCTTCGTACATCCCAGTGATTCTTAGCTTCTTCAATGTTTGAAAGAAAAGCTGAAGAAATTAAAAGGTCATTAATTGTAATAACCTTTTCGTTGTGGTTCACATCAGAACCAAGTATTTCTGCACCAGGTGTGTGGTAAGCCGCAGTAGTTCTACCCATTACAGGGAACGTTGCAGATTTACCATTACTGATACTTCTTACTGAATCAGCGCCTTGTGTTTTACTCGCTCTGTCGAATGAAGTAATAACTTCACCGGCAAAAACTTTTAAAAACAATGCGTCTTCTGAACCAGAAGCGTTTACTCGTCCAATGGAAGCCGGATTTGCGTTTGACATAATTGTCTCCTTTTTCTATTGTTATTGTTTAAAAAGCTTTCACAAATTTCAAGTATGTTTCACAAGAATGTCGTTCCTCAGAACGGTCAAGTTAATGGACTTTAACTTTGTGTTAGCAGTTGCTACCTAAATAGGTAACACAACTATGATTTAGCAGTTTTCGCAGCTCGTTTAAATTGTGCTGCTGTAGGTCTGCCTTTTGTACCTGCTGTTCGCATTTTCTCACCTGAACCTGCTTTGATTCTAGCACGTTTTTTGTGAATGTTTGCATAGAGTCCGTTTTTTGCCATGTTAATACCTCTTATTTTTTGGTTTTGGTTTCGGTTTTGGTTTCGGTTTTGGTTTGTACGCCATTTATTATTTTCTCCAATTTTTCTAAATTATCTTTTGCGCAAGTTAGTTTTTGAAAACGCTCATCTAATACTTTTAATAAATCATCATGTTCACCAATACCTACTGGCTTCTGTAAATAAATATCTATAATAGATGAGTGTTCAGCTATACGAGCTTCATACAATTTTTTTAAAGCTAGTAACATTACAGTTCACTGTTCTTTAATTTAGCTTGTACGTCTGCTCTGTAAGCATTGTCTGAAGTATATCTTGCGTCAGACATTGCTGCTGTAACTTCAGCCCAAGAACGATAACCAGGTGCATTACTTGTACTTGGTCTGTTCCCAGTTTGTAAATTAGGTTCAACACCTTCAGCATTTTTAAATCTAGCATTCAATCCTGCAATTGCTAATTTAGTTGCTTCAATGTCTTTACCATTTACTGTTGTGTTATAAGCGTTTATTTCTGCTTCACTTAAATTGTCTGAAGCCCAAGTCATCATATTATTATAAGACTCTGCGCCACCTACTTCTTGTTTAAGTGTATTAGAAGTTTGTTGAGCAATAGCTTCTTGACCTTTAATAAAAGCGTCTACGTAATCTCTAGGTATTCCTGCTTTTTCTAAAGCGTCATAAGATTTATCAGCTAATTGCCCACCGTCATTATATTCTTGTTGAAGAGAAGACATATCTAACCCTGCATTTTCTACAGCTTTTTCTGCTTTATCAATTGACAAGTCAGCGTCATCTTTTTTAGTCTCTTCTTTGTTAGGTTCTGAGTCTTTATTATTATTATCTTGAGACTGTCCTAATTTGTTTTCAAGTTCGCCATAGGCTTTAGCCATGTCTTCAGCGTTCTTAAATTTTTCTGGTAACCACTCAGGTCTACTTTCATTTTCAAAAGTTTTATCTTGAGCAGTATCTATTGGTTTATCAGAAGTTGTTTCAGCTTCTTTTATTTCTACTTTTTCTACCATTGTTTATTATCCTTGAGGTTTTGTAACGTTGTCAGCAACTTTAGGTGCAACAGCTTGTGCTGTGTCCATCATTTGTTGTTGTTGCTGCATTTGCATTTGTTGTTCTTGTTCTGCTTGTAGTTGTTCAGGAGACTTAATTAAGTTCTCAGTTTCAATTCCATGACCTGTTGCTAATCTTTCAATTAAATCACCTATGTTTAATAATTGAACTGCTTGAGGATTCATTTGTGCTAACTGTCCTATTTCACCTACAAACTCTCTTAGTTTCTGTAAGTCATTCCCTCTACCTAGTGCTTCAACACCAGTTATAATAGTTGGTCTTACAGAACCTTTTGGAAGTTTTGGTATTTCGTTTTTACTTCCCATTCTTGTCATAAGAAGAGCGACTAAAGGTAATTGTAATTCTTGTGATAATAAAGAATAAATTCCACCCATAGCAGTCTCAAGTTCATTAGCCATATATCTAATTTCTTGAGCCGTAACTCTTTCTGCTTGACGTTGAATTGCTGTGTTAAGTAGGAAAGCGTATGCTAGTCTTTCTTCAAGTCTACCAATTGATTTCTCTACTGTTTGTAAATCATAAAATTTCTCTGCTTGTAATACTGATACATCGTCTCTACTTCCAGAAATAATGTCACCGTTTCTAGATTTTGCAATGTCCATTTTCTTTGTAGTAGAATTAGGTTTTACTAAGAAAACCATTTTAGCTGACGCAGCGGCACTTTCTACAAGCGCTTGAGATAATCCCTCAAGGCTCTTCAAGTCACCGATAAATTCTTCAACGTAACTTCTTCCATAGCTTTCAGAATCTACACGTACCATTCTTAATGCTAACCATGGAAGTTGGTCTGCGTTGTGTTCACCAACAGATGAAGGTATTTTAATTCCTTTAACTTCTTGGCATACATAAAATTTCTTATCACCTAGTTTGTAAATATGTGTATACAAGTCACAATGAGTTTCAGCTTTTGCATCTTCTTTGCTCATCATTTGTAATACTTGTTCTCTAACTTCTTCATCTAGTCCTAAGACTGATACAGTTTCTTTTACAACTATTTCTAATAAGTTTCCTTCACCGTCTCTTTTACATACATATTGATTAAGGGGAAATACTCTCATACTTCCTTCTTTAGGCATATGACATAAAACATTTCCACCAACAATTAGATGTTTGATAGCTTCAAATATTGGAACTCTTATTGCAAGTGACTCAATCTTACCCATAACGTCCCGTTCAATTTTTGCTAATGATTTT